TGTATAAATAATTCTGTTACCGTCTTCATCAAAATCGGTCAATTTATTATTGGTTATTTTAGATAGATCCTTCTGGTTCATAACTATTTTTAGCGTATTTGTTTCGCCCTTGTAAAGGACATTGGGCTTATTACCGAAGTTCAATAAGGATGTGTATTTACTATAAGATGGGTTTGTGTTCGGAGGGGACGCATCTAAAAACACCCAAAATGAAATCGCATACTGGTATTCAAAATTGTCGGTTTCGTTTAGATCTTGATATGTTCCTAATGAATATACTGAATTTGTATAAACAGGCTTATTTACAAGCTGCGTGCCGCCTTGCGTATTTATTATATTGAATACAGATGGCGTATAATAATACGCAACTAATAATACAGACACAGCTATTACCATTAATAATGACCCAATTGTATTTGCGTCCGCTTTACTTGATACAATATTACCAATATTATCGAATATGCCACTAAAAATACACGGAATATAAAAGATACTATTCATTATCATTGAAAAAAACGCGTTTTTATTTGCGTTGCCGGCTGGTAAACGAACGACGACCGTTTTATATATCAACCCAAGAACTAATATAACAACAAGTAAATTTAATATGAGACTTACTGTTCCGGATTTACCTGCGGAATTTTGGACATTATAAACCACCCACGCGATTATTAGTCCGGATATAACAATTCCGAATAAAACCAATAAGGATCGTTTGAATATGTTCAATTTACTATTTGTTATCGAATTGTCGCCAACGTCTGAAAATACGCTACCGCCCACTAAAATTGACCATAAAATACAAATTAATAGTAATATAATCATCGAGCCACCGGCCATTTCTTTATCGTTAAAAAATCCCCCGGGATACTTTGCAATTATAATGGTAATAGCTATAATAAATATAAGAAATCCTATGCTAGTAAACGATGAAAACTTGGTAAAGTTGTCCAGAAAATTACTTGATTTTGATCCAGACGGCGTAGAAACAACCTTGTCTGGCAGTGTTAATAAAACGATTAGATATAAAAAGGCAAAAACCGCGATTATAATGGTTAGCAGTAGTGAATACCCAAAATATTTTTGAATATATCCGCCTGGATCCGCATTGTAATAAATAATAAAAGTTGTGATCAGACAGAACATCAATATCATTGTTTTAATTCTTTCGTAATTTACGTTAAATGTTTTAACATAGTTACCTGAGGCTCCCTTGTAAAACATGAGCGCGGATCCAATGATAGTAATCGGAGCTATAATATGGGCATATTTGTTAATGGTTTCACCGGGTGTTATCATGAAAAATAATATTAAACCGATTGTATAAATAACGACGTAGGTAACATTACTAATTTGTTCAAATAAGCTCTTAATCTCTTTAAGGTTTGGCAATAGTGCTATGCATATTCCTACTACTAGTAGAATAAAGAATAAAACCGCAAATATATCGGCAGCTGCTTCTTCCGCTGATTTACTTGGTTTGCCTTTAAATGGATTTGGGACCTTGTTCACAAAACAAAATAAAAAAATAACCAACAAAATTATAAATGCTAGAAGAGCATATAATACTGATGGGGTTTTTAATTCTGGTAAAACATTTGTATTTGATGATGTGGCAGGTTCCATAATATATTATTATATTATTAAAAGACAATAATATAAAAATAATAATCTAAACAGGCTGATCCCGGGTTTGCGTTTTATTGGCGATAAACCTTCAGTATTTACATATTTTCATCCGCGGTTTTTCTGCCGTGACAGTTACGGCATAATGCGATTAAGTTTTGAACATCATTTCCGCCTCCATATTCTAAGCGGACTTTATGGTCAATTTCGAAGGTATGATCTAGTTGCGATTTACAGTTACCGCATTTCCAGTTTTGATTCGAAGCAACGTATTTCTTTTTTGTCTCACTTACAGAGCGTTTGGTGCCATTTTTACCCGAGCTGGTTATTCTTCTCTCCCCACAAAAACCGGGTGAGCTAATTCCATTGAACGATTCCATAAATCCTCCTTCATCGTCTGTCTCGTTTTTAGACGTAAAATCTATTATAGGGCTCAACATGTCCAATGAAGACTTGTCGATAGGCATAAGTTTAACCACATTATTCGCATATAATAACATATTTCTTCCTTGAGATGGGTTACGTTTAAGCATTAAATATATCCCTACACCAAGTAGAACATAAAAAATCATTCGGTAGTATTTTTTGAACGACAGTAGCATTTTTGTATATTTTCCATCTGCATATGCGTTATATACAAAAAATGCTGTCAATCCTAATACAAATATTTCTAATCTCATTATATATAATAAAATAATAATAAAATAATAATAAAATAATAATCGTAATATTATTAATAAATAATAAATAATAAATAAAAATCTATACAAATACTATATACGATGAATCTATTGTTTTTTGTAGGAATGTTGACATTTTTGTCATCTGTTTCATCGTTTAAAGGTCTGCGTGGCACCGATTACACAAGCGATGCGCTAAATGATCAGATAACCAGCTTACCCGGGCTTACTACTAAATTGGAATTCAATCAATTCAGCGGCTATTTAAACTTGCCTAACACTGAAAAACAAATACATTATTGGTTTGTGGAATCAGAGACGGCTCCCGCCGAGGACCCACTTGTTTTCTGGACCAATGGTGGGCCTGGCTGCAGTGGGCTAATCGGTTTTATGACAGAACAGGGACCGTTCCGCCCGGACAAGGATGGAAATGTGCAATTAAACTCATGGAGATGGAACGCAATCGCAAATATGGTATTCTTGGAGCAACCGGTGGGCGTCGGGTTTTCATACTCTGACAACAGCGCTGACTATAAAATCGGCGACTCGCAAGCAGCAGAAGACAACTTACAAACAATTTTAATGTTTTTAAAGCGATTTCCGCAGTTGGCCAAGTCCCCGCTGTTTATCACATCTGAATCGTACGGTGGACATTACATGCCCACGCTGGCTTCTCAAATTGTCGACTATAACAAGAAAAATGGTGGTGTTTTGAACTTTAAGGGTTTTGCTGTCGGAAACCCATATACTGATTATTATTCCGGTGTTGGCGCTGAAATGGAAACGTATTGGGGTAAACAACTACTTCCCAAACCATCGTGGGACAAATATGTAGCGAGTGGTTGTCTTGAAGTCAATAGTCAATTTAATAATACTGCGTGTAGTAGTTATATTATAGAGTTTATGAATAAAATCGGCAATCTAAACCCGTATGCGCTCGATTACCCTGTTTGTATTACTTCGCAACAAGCACGGACTACGGAGATGATCCGCGCGTCGATCGCAAAGAATACAAACGATCTTAGTGCGTTTTTTTCCGTATTTAAGGCAGCAGTAGCAGAAGAATATGTGCCGTGTGAAGATAATTATGCGGCGGATTATTTAAATAATAATGCCGTTAAGAGTGCTATTCACGTAAGGACGGATATTGTGTGGGCGGAATGTTCGAGAACAGTTAAATATGAATACGTAGATAAAATGTTACCCATGGAACATTATTATAAAGATTTGTTGAATTCTAGTAGTGATAAAAATCTGCGAATTCTTGTTTACTCCGGTGACGATGATAGTGTTTGCGGAACTGTTGGAACCCAGAAGTGGATTTGGGATTTGGGATTCAAAGTAAAAACAAACAAGTACTGGAATGTTTGGGAGGTGGATGGGCAAACCGCAGGATATATTACACAATTTAATACGCCATTTTCGGAGGCGGCTAGGCTAACCTTTATGACTGTTCATTTTGCGGGACATGAGGTGCCGACATACAAGCCCAAAGAGGCGTTTTATCTCTTTAAGGCTTTCTTGGCTAATGACTATTCCTTTCGCTAAGGCATTTTTTTAAACCCTTTCTCATTTCAAACGCCGAATTAAAAATTATTTAAAATAAAATTGAATTAATATAAATGCAAACCGCTTTAATCAATTAATACAATGTCTCTTGAAAATGTTATAAATGAAAAAACAATAAAAAATCGTCATTTTATATTGTCTAATTATCTTAAAAATAATAATGTTGGTGTTTTGAATGAAACTGATGCCTTATCATTCAAGCACATTTTTGAAAAATTTTATACGCCAGACGATCAATACACAAAATTTAATGCTTCACAAATTTTAAATGTATCCATAGTGAATGACAATTACGGGAACAAATGTTTTTGTATTTTTGTGAATGACACTTGGTTTCCAACATCTATAAAACGACTTTCTGGCGGCAATAGAAACGACAAAGCAAACTTAATAAGGGCATTGAGGAATTCAATAGAACCACAAATCAACGATTTTCGTAAAAATAATTTATTAAATCCCAATAGCATTTGTCCAGTTACAAATGGAATATTAGGATTACATGCTGAAGTAGACCATAAAATACCATTTCACATTTTAGCTGAAGAATGGATAAAAAATAATAAAAACATTTCTTATATTTATGTTTTAGATAAATTTGATTATATTTTACAAGAACCACATTTTACTTCTTGGTTTAATTTTCATTTAGAAAAATCAATATTAAGGTGGGTGTCAAAAGAAGGCAATAAGTTTGCGCATACATTATATTACGAAAACGGCGTTTGAAATGTTAAGAGGTGTAAAATAATTTATACATTTACTAAATTATTTTATCTTGTTTACTTCCCCCCTCTTCTCTTACATCTTGTATGACATCGCCTCCTGTCCATAAGCACCCTGCATTTTAACAGCACGCATTAGCTTACGTTGTCCGTGGGTCATACGGTAAATGCCAAACATCGCCAAAGCAATAAAGATATACGGCAATAACACTAAAAACCACGAAAGAGTCTTAAAGCCCTGGTCGCATAACCATCCTAAAACAAAGGTCCAAATAAAGGCGAAAACTAATTTCATGGCGACCATCATAATACCTAGACCACTAAATAACGCAATAACTGAAGCAATCACGGCAATAGCAAAATAAATTTTTGCAGGCATGCAAATTTTACTAAAATCCCTGTTCATTATATACTATTGTTATATTTTATTTTAAGGATAAAAAAAGGGGGTTTTTAAATCTCCTTGGGCGGCGATCCCTACTGATAACTGTAAGAGTTTTACCGTTAGATTTTTGTTTACTACCACGACGGTTTTTACGCGTCTTGACTCCGGAACCAAGATCAACTTCCTTTAACGCACTCTTAGAACCTGACGAGGTTGTTCGTTTTTTGCCAGCAAATGTAATGTTCAATGTATCACCTAAAGCCTTTAAATCTGAATATAGCATTGTCATATCTATTGGTTCGTGCCTTGGTTCATACAAATACTCATTAAATATAAATTGAAGGTATTGGAAAACCTGCATTTCATTTTGGGTTAATCTAGAGTAATTGTTGCTTAAGAGCTCAACTAGTGGGATATATATGCTAATAAATCCCCATATATCGACAATTTTAATAAAAACTGTATTAAGATACTCTCTAAGATCAAGTTTACCGTCTTCTTTAAAACGCGTAAAATGGACCAACACGTCAACAATGTAATCAACAATGCACGGCATAGTAAATTGGGATTCGACTACTTTCGGAAGATCCTTTTGGGATACAGATTCGATAGTATGACTATGTAAGGAAAACATAATTTCGTTTATAAATTTATAATGACCCGCGCCTCGTTCTTTCATCCATGAAATTACATAATCTACAACAAACGGTTTTAATTGAACTTCTTCTGTAGTACCTCCATCAGTAATATATTTGGTATATTTTTCAACAAAAGAATCAGAAAAAATAATTACTGAGAATGGCACGTTAAATTGTAGTGGTCTATTTCTCCACGTTTTGGGGAATGACGGGTGCCCAACAGGATTATATTCGGTGGATAATCCCCAGTCGATCAATCTAGTTTTCATTGATGCCATTTCACCCTTTACAAGAACATTCGAATCTTTAATATCACAGTGATATACGTGTTTTTCATTCATTGGAACAATTCCCTTTTTGAGTAATTTAACAAGATGTGTGTGTAATGCCAGAAAACGTCGGAAGTCGGGTGCTTCATTTATATAATCGTCGACTGGAATACCGCCATCTGGCATATTTAATGTCATTAATTTCTGTATGTTATCGTTAATGGTTTTCTTGGTTATATTTGTTTTTTTTAATGCGCTACATTTCGCGTCAAATGCGGTTAAATCTGTCTGTGCGAGTTTCGCAGGACTGCATAATGTGATATCCTTGAGTAGAAAATAGTCCTCGTAATTTTTTATCGAATCTAATTTAGTTTTGATGGACGTTATTTCTTCATATTCTTCTACGGCGTGCTCTGTAGTCATTAACTTGGATACGCCATCTTTTTCGCGCTTCTGTGTATCCTCGCATTTTAACGCAGGGCTAAATACACATCCAAACCCTCCCGATGCCAACACTTTTCCTCCTTTATTTATTCTCATTATATAAAGTCGATATAATAATTGTATTATTTGTCATATAAATAATAAATTGCGCCCGAAAGTCCGGTGATTATGCCGAAAAATATAATCTTCTCTCTAACCTTGTAATAGCTTTCCAGTTTATCGTTGGTGGATTTATATTCATCGTAATAACTTACAAAGAAATCGTTCAGAGAAATTTGCGGCTTTTCCAGTTTCTCATTAATCTTGTTGTGAATAAAATGCATCCACCGAACAAATGAGTCTCTGTTGTCTAAATAGGGCGCCACTGGGTATTTATCAATTAGTTTGCTAACTTCGCCTGAAATCTCTTCCACAGGAATAAATAGCGGCAAGTTCTGGATAAATTCATAATACTTCTTTTTAGTCACAGTATTTGGATGATGCGGATACGTCATTGCTAATGTATGTAAAAAAAACCAATAATGAGG